AATATGGAGTGAGGGGGATTGTGGGATGAGACGCATGGCAATGAAACCGGGGGAAAAATATTAGAAAAATTTTTGAGAATGGACGCTGCCATATTGGAGGGAATATGCTATGGGGACAGATGATATTTCACCGTCGGAAATAAACGCTCAAGGAATAATTGACATTGCCAAAAATGATTTTGAGATTACGTTTTCTAAGGGATGGAGTTTTAGCAATTTGATGCTTTTGTCGATTGTTTTGGGAAAAGGAAACAATTGGAGAAAGTTTCATGGGGTTCCAATGCGAAGAAAATATAGGGAGAAGAATTTTGCAAATTAAGGAAGTATTGATATGGGTAAGAATGACCGACTTATAAATTCAATCAATACGATTGCAAGGCGTAAAAAGCAGGAAAACATCGGAAAGGCTGCCGATTATATGGTTCCTCAGATATATGCAGCGTTGGCGATTGCCCTTCACAGGACATGCAAATTTGAATGGGAACAAATTGATAGCGTGTTTATGGAATCACAGCAAATTTGGCAGGAATTCGATGGCCGGGGCGATGAAATGATACAGTTGTGCGAGAAGGAAACGGGGATAAGCATTGTTGGGAGGGACCTAAATGAAGCATGAAAAAGAATGGTATACTTGTGACCGGTGCGGGCAAGAAATAAGCGAAGATATTTATGCTTGGAAAATGTTTCCTTGGCATTTTATTAAAAAAATCAAGGCATCAGAAGAAATTGCCGTTATTTCTAACGAGCCTTATGGATATGTATGCAATCAAACCCATGAATTGCCAGATATAAAAGCGATTTCCATTGTAAGAGGATACCATAAAAAAGAGAGGGTACTTCATTTATGCGGAAAATGCCGAAAAGAGTTTGAGAGGTTTATGAAAAACGAAAGGTGAATATAATGAGACTTTTTATAGTGATGATATATTTGATTTTAGGAGTTTTCTTTATGGGAATGATTAAAGACTCATCCGGAAAGCCGTTTGGATTAATGGCTTTGCTATGGCCTATATTTGTGCCAGTATTAGCAATATGTAAAATGTTTGATATCGCATATAAGATAGGAGAAAGAATAGGGGGAAAATTTAGATGAATCTGATTGATAAATGGAAAAGCCGGCAAACTAAAAAGAAGCTGAGAGAAGAAAATATACGGCTGAAAACACTCATAGAATCTAATGCTAAAGTGCAACGAATTTTTGAGATAACTGAACAAAAAAGTATACAAAATGTAAGGTTTAGCATGGAGATTAAAAAATCGGATTTGTATAAAGGGATTCCCGATGAATGGATTAAAAAGCAGCTATCATATGGTATTTTGGAATATATTATGCCATTTATGAAATTTGATTTTTGTGATTCGATAGATGGTGGCGGGAAAATATACACTGTGAATATTTGTGTGGCTGCAGAAGAGAGGGACGATAATTTGTGAATACCCAGAAAGCGTTTATTGATACAGGAAATGCCTTTCCGATGAATCCGCCTGAAGATGGTTGGGATGGGATAGCAGACGCCAAACAATTTGAAGATGGCCTATGGGTTATTTGCCCATGGTGCGGGAAGAAGAATCTGAAAATCTTGCCAGAGACGAAAATACATAAAATGCCGTATAGGTGCAAGGGTAGCAAGTGTAAAAAGCGATTTCTTGTGAATGTGGTTTAAAAAAGGGAGGATGCAAAATGGATGAATTACAGATTGTGAATGTCAAAGGAATTGAGTGTTATGAAAATTAGGTTTCCACACCCGTGTGGAAAATGGAATACCCACTTATGGGCACGATGATTTTATCCCTGAAAACATTTTCTACCGCCTTGCAATGAAAGCAAAGAACGAGACTGCAGAGATATTCCAGGCAAAGGTGGCCGATGAAATTATCCCATCTATCCGAAAGCATGGGATGTACGCAACGGACAATGTCATTGACCAAATATTGAACAATCTGGATTTTGGGATTGACTTGCTTACACGGTTGAAAGAAGAACGCGCCGCCAGAGTGGAAGCAGAACGAAAGAACGCAATCTTAACGCATGTCAATAAGACATATACCATGACAGAAATAGCAAAAGAACTTAATTTAAAATCTGCAACAGAGCTAAATAAAATTCTGGCAGAAAAACGGATACAGTATAAGATAAACGGAACTTGGTGTATGTATTCGGATTATAGCAATCTTGGATATGAGGATATAAAACAGGAAGTGCTTGACACCGGGAAAGTGGTGTACCATAGAAAGATAACACAGATGGGAAGAGAATTTATATTGTCTCTTTTTGATAATTGAGTCAAAACAAAATAAAAAGCAGAGAACTGCAAGAGCCATTTGAGAGCCGGGTTTTCTTTTTGAAATCATTCAGGAAGGAGGACGGCTCTTTTGTTATGCAGGAAAAATTAAAAGAAGGGACATTTCCATGGTATAAATCTGAAATAAAAAAGATTTTACAAGATGATATGGCAATCTACCAAAATCTTTACGATATATACTCACTGATATATTGGCTGGGACAGGATGTCGGGTTTTCCAACAAAGAAGTTCGCAAATTCGCCATGGATTCAAGCCGGTATGCGCATTGGTTTGCGGACCAGGGAAGAAAATATGTCGGGGATGATTTTGACAAGATATATTGGCAATTTTTGCTTATGGAAGCGCAAAATTACCAAGTAGATAGTGGGCTTCTTTATCTGGAAAAGAATCGAGTCCCAAATGAAAAATTTTATGAGCCACGCAGAGAAGTTTTTACAAAGCACAATATTGTCAAGTCATTGCAAGATTTAATGGATGACAATCTTGATATTTTTGCACTGAGCGTTCCTCCGGGAGCGGGTAAGAGCACTCTTGAAGTTTTTTTTCTTTCGCTTGTTGGAGGATGGTTTCCTAATGACTTCAATCTTTCATCAGCTCATAGCAGCATACTTACGCGTTCTTTATATGATGGAGTACTTGAGATAATTAATGACCCTGTTGAATATACTTGGCACGAAATTTTCCCGAATGTTAAAACAACTGGGACGAATGCAAAAGAAACCACGGTGAATTTAGAGCGAAACGGAAGATTTAAAACATGGACATTTCGGTCCATTGACGGGTCGCTGACTGGAGCAACACGTTGTAATAGATTTCTTACAGCAGATGACCTTGTAAGCGGAATTGAGGAGGCGCTAAATAAAAACAGATTAGAAACTTTGTGGACAAAGGTAGTCAATGATTTGCGCTCCAGGCGGCTAGAAGGTTGTAAGGAGTTTTATATAGCCACGCGTTGGTCCGTGCATGACCCTATCGGCAAATTGCAGCAACTTTATGAAGGGAATCCAAGAGCAAGATTTATCGCCATACCGGCGCTTGACGAAAACGGAGAAAGCAATTTCATGTTTTCGGTAAATGGGTTTTCAAAAGAATATTTTTTGGATGCCAAAGAATCTATGGATGAAATTTCATATAATTGTCTTTATGGTCAACAGCCGGTTGAAAGAGAAGGATTATTATTCCCTGCGCCAGAATTAAGGAGGTTCTTCCTATCAAAGGACCAGGTGCCGGAAAAACAAAACTTGTTCACTGTCATGCCAGACAGAGAGCCAGATGCCATTTGGGGAATTTGCGATACCAAGGATAAGGGAACTGATTATGAGGCTTTTTTGATAGCTTATCAATTTGGGGAAGATTTCTATATTCCTGCGGTCGTGTTTGATGATAATACAGATTATGACATATTGGACAGAAAAACAGCAGATATTTTGATTGCTTATCAGCCTCATAAAGCTAGATTTGAATCAAACCAGGCCGGTGGAAGAATTGCTGCAAACATAGAAAAAATGATTGAAGGGCAATGCCGAACAATCATCGAAACAAAATATACGACAGCAAATAAAGAGACAAAAATATTGGTTAATTCTGATTGGATAAAAAAACATTGTCTTTTTTTGGACCCAAGTTTATATACACCAAAATCGGATTACGGAAAATTTATAGCAAATGTTGTAACATATACCGTAAAAATAATACCGCCGCATGATGATGGACCGGATGCGCTATCGATGCTTGCGGAGTATGTTTCGGTTCCGAAAACCAAACCGACAAGAGTTGTCAAAAGCCCATATTAATATCTGGAGGATTAGTATGATATCAAAAAATATTTTAACTCAATATACAGACCTGCAGGAAGAAGTTAAGGAAATCCGGGAGAAAATTGAACAGTTGGAGAAAAAAATACCAAGCATACAAAAACGAATCGACGAAATTGAGGCCGGCGAGCTGGTCAGGGACAAAGTGAGCGGCGGGGGCGGAGGACTGCAGCCTTTTGAAATCGAAGGGGTCCCGATGAAAGAATATAACCAGAAGAAAACGGACCTTTTGGCAAAGAAACTTTTGTTAAATAGCCGGAAGTCCACTCTCGAATTGCTGGAATTTGATTTGCTTCAAAAAACAAATGATGTAGAAGAATTTATTGCCTGCATAGAGGATAGCAGGATGCGGCGGATAATAAATCTACGGTTTATTAAAAATTATTCCTGGAATGAAGTGGCCGTTCAGATTGGAGGAGGAAATACGGAAGATAGCGTAAGAATGGCATTTAATCGATTTATGGGGAAAGCTTGACATATGCAATCGAAAAGATTATTATTGATAATATAATACAAGAAAAATATACGATAGATAATAGAGACACGCAAGAAGAAATTTTGCCAGAATGTGGCGGTTTTTCTGCGTGTCTTTTTGTCTGGATGCCATACATATATCAAATTTCTGGGAGGATTTAAGCATGAATGAATTAAGAATTTTTGAAAATGAAGAGTTTGGTTCTGTAAGAATCGTAGGCATTGAAGGCAAACCATATTTTGTGGCAAATGATGTTGCAAGGGCTTTGGGTTACGCTAAGCCAGCAAATGCAGTTGCGGCGCATTGCAAAGGTGTCCTTAAAACGGGGATACCTTCTGAAAAAGGAATACAGGAAACCAATATAATTCCAGAGGGTGATATTTACCGACTTATTATAAAATCACAATTGCCATCGGCCGAAAAGTTTGAGAAATGGGTATTTGATGAAGTTTTACCTTCTATTCGTAAAAATGGAGGCTATATCACAGGACAAGAATATATGACGCCTGAGCAGATAGTAGCAAACGCGCTGGTTATTGCAAACAATATTATTGCCGAGCGTGACAGAATTATTGCCAAACAAAAAGAAAAAATAGAGGAGCAACAACCGCTTGTGGATTTTGCTGTGCATGTATCGCAAACGAAGGACACCATCGACATGGACGAAATGTCCAAGATTGCAAGGGATGAAAATATTGATATAGGCAGGAACCGGCTTGTCAAATGGTTAAAGGAAAAGAAAATACTCAAAGATAATAGGACGCCATACCAGACTTTTATTGACAGAGGGTATTTTGATGTGGTGGAAGTTAAGAAGGAGACCACATACGGCACGAGGGTGTTTCCTAAGACCGTCATAACAGGTAAAGGGCAAATGTGGGTAATTGAAAGGCTAAGACAGGAATACTGTAAATAGAAAGAGGGCTATTATGCCTTCTTTTTTTAACCTGATATGTAAAATCTAATAAGCGAATCTAATTGTTAGCC